TTTGCTCTTTCGAGGTAGCTCCAACTAGGATAGACTTCTCAGGACGTTTAATCTCTGTGTCTGGTCTATTGATGGGGGGTACTACTACGCTTCCGGTGGTAGGGGTTAGATTTTTAACCTGTGCTGTACCAAACAAAGTAAGTACAAGTTGTGGTGATTGAGCTGCTAAGTCACCCAAAGCTTTAGAGGTAGTTCCAAGCTCAGCAGCCTTAGCTGCCACAACATCGGCTGTCTTGTCTCCAAACTTGGCTGTCAAAGCCGCTTGAACTGCGTCAACATTGCTAGTTGCAACCTTCTTAGTTTCAAGATCGACTAGGGATTGTTGAACTAACTTAATCACATCTGCTTCACCCAGACCACTCGCAGCGGGTGGTGGTTCCCCATTGAGAGCTGAATTATTCGTAGTGAGTTGTGCCACAACGTCTTCTAAACGCTTAGCTTGAGCTGCCTCTGCCTTAGCCTGAGCTAGCTCCTGTTCAACGGTAGCTAGTTGGTTCTTAAGGGTTGGGATGAACTCTTGCGAGTGTTGGAGGGCTTCTAAAGCCTTCTCGACGCTTTGGTACTTAGGTTGCCCTTGCTCATTCTTAATACCGCTGAGCAGTGCCTCAACAGTTGGAGCAGTAGGGGCTGGAGTAGTAGTGTCTACTGCTGGTGCAGGCTGACTACCAAAAATATCTGTCATAAGACTCCTAATATATTATTAAGGGTATAATAATATAATTATTGTTTATTACTACTTAGAGGTCTCTAAGTAGCTTCTTAAACTATATACTCCGTATTATACTACTGAGGAGTATCTTTTTCCTTATCGTTATCTAAAATTAAGTCAATTACTTCGTATAAAGCTCTTTCGTACCCACGTTGGTCTGCTTGCAGCAGAGCCCAATTAGGACAGTCATAAGCAGCCTTAGCCCTAGCAACCTTATTCGATGTATCAATCTTATCTGTGAGTAGCTTAGCCAATCTCTTGCGAGTCAGTAAGCTAGCCACAAAGTTAGACTTAACATCCTTAGCCACTTGAGCGTCTAGGAGGGCTAGCCAAGAGCTCTTCATTGAGGAGCTCCTTGTGGAGATAGGTTAGAAGACCCTAGAGTACTACGAGAGGCGTTAACTTGGAACTCCTCTTGAGCTTGATTAGTCTTCTCAGCTAGTTGCTGTTGTTCGTCTACTTGAGCGAAGTCCTTGAAGATGCCATAAGCAGCCATATTGGAAATATCCTCAACCATCTTAGCCACAGCCTTACCATCTACGTGAGGTTTTATAATCTCAGCAATAGGTGAGTTGATGAAGCCCATGAAGTTTTGTATGTCCTGAGACTGTTGAGCGAAGTGCCTCGCTCCTATGGGCCTTAGAACGCCGCTAGCGGTGATATCTTCTTTAGTAATGGTAGTGAACAGCTTAACCCCTAAATCGTCGTCTAGCACCCGTATAATGTCACTGGTGTCCATATTACGCACTGACACCTCAAGCATGGCATTGAGGGAAGGTTCTAACTGCTCTACTTCGAAGTTAGTAGTCTTCTCTTGGAAGATACGTCCAGCCGCAGTAGCGAGCTGTTGAACCTCGAACATAGTCTTCTCACCGGGGGTTCTAATACCCATAGCATCTCTAGGTGCTCCAGCGTACAACTCCATCTTACTTTCAAGAAGGCTAATCTCACTATTAGCTGTGGTTACACCAGACATATTGTTAGACAATGGTGTGATAGAACCACCCTCATCTACAGCAATCTCTACTCCGGGGCCCCATACAAACTCTTCTACCTCACCTACCACAGCTAAGGGTGGGTGAACTATTAAGTCCATAGCATCAGCTTTTAAGTTTTCTAAGTGGTCAATACGATATTGCATACCAACTAGGTTGTCTAGTGGCCCCATAGCCCAGAGGTTATCTTGACGATAACGCCAGCCTGCATGGAAGATAGGGGCAGTATTAAACCAGTTAGGTATGTCTTTGTTTCTTACAGTGGTGTTCCTGTCAGCGATTGTCACAATCTTATTGGTAGAAAGCTCACCTGTAAGTGGGTCATGGAAGTCACCATAGAACTCTAATATCTCTACTAGATCACCAGTGAAGTAGGAGAACATATCTCCAAAACCATCTGCTTGATAGCCACAAGATTTCCTAAAGTCGTCTATACCAAGACCAACCATATTAGTTCGTATGACATCACGCTTATCTAAAAATTTCTGCCAGTCATACTCATCTGGATTGGTCTGAGCCATCTTCTTGATTTCACCAAGAGTCTTAACAGACCTAACAATCTTAGGGGTTCTCTGGAAGTCTTCAGCCATTGGATTGAAAACAATATCCATAGGGCTAATACGAATTAGACGTGGGCCAATATACGTTGGAACCTGCTCTCCAGTTGGGCCTGTCTTATACTCAGAGACAAACTCTACAGTGGAGAATGAGTTACCATAGTCGATGTAATCATACAGCAACTTAGAGACAGTGGTTCTAAAGTGGCTTTCTCGACACTTATTACCCATGTACTCTTCAATGTACTTAGCTTTCTTCTTAGTAGCGTCTTTCAGGGAATAACCTTCCCAAGACAACCAATTATCATTTGGAAACAAAGCACTGAAATAATTCGAGTGTAAGTTATCTCTTATTTGACAAAGCTTAGGAGTAGTGGTGCTGTTCTTCCAAGGAAGCACTGCATTAGAAGTAGTGCTAGTATCTGTAGCAAATACGTAGTTCCTAACCTCCAACCACTCATCCATCTTCTTCGATCTCTGCATATTGTATGTATCCCACATACTAGAGACCCAAGCAGCTTCACCATCTTGTGAGAATACTTGCGTTAGCTCAACAACTTTTGTAGACATCTTATCTCCTAGACATACCACCGAAGCGGTTTCTATTTACACCACCACCTAGAAGCTCCTGTACGGACTTACCAGAGCTTTTAGCAGGGGGTATGGCAATCGCTACAGCAGAAGCCAAAGCGTCTTTTATATCGTCGTGTGGGGGCCTAGAAAGCACAAGCTCTTCTTCAAGCACTGTAGTCCACCCACCTTCAAAGTGATACATCTCACCATTATCGTATTTATGTTCTAAGGCAGCAGCAATACGCTCCTCCTTAGTACCTTCTTTACGTGATGGTCTGTATTCTTCTACTTTCAAAGTTAATCCATCTTTCTGGATGTAATCTTTAATAGCATTAACAATTACTAATTGTCCGACAGAAACCTCAGCCCTCATCTTATTGAAGCGCCACTTAGAGTGTAGAACTTTAATATGCTGGAAGTACTCAGCTGTTCTGTCTGACTTAAATCTATCTATATCTAAGATGTACACGTTATTGTCATGATCCATTCCTATCACGACTATAGCTGTATAATCCGCACCCTTCTTAAGTGAGAATGCAAAGTCTACTGAAGCATAGATATTTAAACGCCTACCGTTGTAAGTCCACCTACCACTATCCTTAGTAAGAAACTTAGGATTGTAGTATTGAAACTTATCACGACTTATTCTGTCACTAGCAGGATCGTTGGGGTTGTTGTAGTACTGAGCAAAGAACTGAATCTTGTCAGAGTACTCTGCTCGTATGCGAGATAGTACTTGAAGGTTGTAACCAAATGCTTTACCATCTTCCCTAACAACTCTAGGCCAAATGAACAATCCATCATCTTCAACTTTATATTCTTTAATTTCCCAAACAGGAGACTCATCTACTTTGAAGCCCTCATCATCATAGACATCATAGACTTGTTCTCGCCATACGGCATATACATCTGCGGGATGGTATCTAGTACCGCAAGCTAATGTGAATCCACCAGCATTACGAATAGAAGTAAACTGAGAAGACTTCTTAGAGACGGACTCCCTTCCGTCCTCGGTATACGCATTCTCTGGTATAACCAAGTCATCACTGACAACCACGTCAGCATGCCATCCAGTCGTATTAGTGGTTAAGCCTGCTGTTGATATGGTAGCATCCCTAACACCTTCCTTACGTCGTCTAGGGTGGTCTACAGACAACATAGTGGCTGACCACTTATCTCTCTTACCTTCTTGTGGATTGATGTACTCAGGGAAGTAACGCATATACGTAGAACTTCCTATGATGTTCTTGATAGCATACAACTGAGTTTCAGCTAAACCTGCTGTGGCAGATAGATATAAAATTGTAATCTCAGGGTGTCTTGTAATAATCCAAGCACACCATGTTGCTACCATGTGGCTCTTTAAGTGACCACGAGGTAGCATGATTAGTTTGTTACTAGTTAAGGACATCCCCTGTCCGAATAGATTGTACTCTTGTAGCCAGTAGAAAATCTCCTTGT